TCTAATATGCTCATTTGATTCTATTTAAATTATTAATTGTACAACTTTGATTCTCAACCACACCACCATCAGCTAACACTCTTAATCTATATGCATCAAAAAGAATTTGACCGATTGTGTCAAATGCTTTTATTGCACTATATTGAACGCCAAACCCAATCATTAAAGCTTGATCAATAATACAGATCCACTTGCAACATTTACAGTCTTGAATGGTCGTTCACTCGATGGAGCAATCACCATCCCTTTGGTCAATGTCTTTCCAGTCAATCCCCATTCTGTAAGAATGTTGTTGTCTAAAACATCAGTTAATGCAGTGAAAACCACATCATCATTAACCACTAAAAATCTATAATTTGTTTCAACAGTTCCAGTCACAACCGCACCATTGTCTGCATACTTTCCGCCTTTTAAAGCAACTAATTCTTCTATTGTCATTTTTTAAATACTTTGTCTAACACTATATTCCATGATTACCCTCGCACATTGCGAAGTTGAATCAAACATTATTTCCTGATTGGACAAATAAATTTGTTGAATTGTTTTGCCACCGCTTACACCTTTGTAACGATTTAAAATCAAATCAATTTGGTCAGCAATATTTGATGCTTCAGCAAATCCACCATTCCCATCTTTGACTTTACTTGCAAAAATATTAATTTCAACATCGTGGTTTATTATTGAGTATCCATCCTTAAAGTTTTCAGGTGTGGATTGTTCGGTTATAATAACACGAGGAAATAAATTTTCTTGTGCTGCAAGTCCATAGTTCAACTGTTCAACGATACTTGTTATTGATGTAACATTTAACAGTTGATAAATAGCACCTCCAATCATTTATGCAAATTTGTACTATCAATCAAATTTATTAGTGTAAACTTTTTTACTTTGTTTTGCAGTTTTTGATGCGTTGCATGATCTGCACAATGCTTGGAAGTTGTTTTCATCCCATTTATCACCACCATCAGATACTGGAACAATGTGGTCAGTGTAGTATGATGATTGATGACAATCCACAACCTCACACACTGGATGCTGCATTTTATATGCAAGTGATAATTTTCGCCAACGTGATGTGTTGTAGAATTTTAAATCTGCTTGGTCCTTCAACCAGTTCTTCTTTTTTGGTTTATTCTCTTTAAACGAATAAACTTTGTGTGGCATCTTTGGCATTATTCAGGATGATGTGTGTTGCCTTGCAAACGATGATAATCACCATTACCATCACGCCAATAAATATAAGAACCATAAAACATAAACTCTCCATTCTTGAAATAATCACCACCACCTTCAGGTGTTGGAGCTGCTGCATTGCCTTTCATTTGGAATAAGTCTGCACGTACTTTGTTTGATTCCGTTACCTCACCTTTCTTAAACACTGGAATATCACCTTCACTTATTGGATAGGTTGTTTCCTTTTGAACAACTGGAATGAATGTAGCGTTTGGAAGAACATCAGCAGTGACTTCAAAAAAGTCCGTTTCATTGTTATTGTTGCCATTAATAACGCTTAAAATATCACCTTGATAAATTCTATCACCATTATAAGCTGGAATGTTTATTTGCTGAACAACGTGTGAATCAGGAAAAAATGTTTCAATGTAATCTTCACCTTCAAACACACCACCATCTGCAACAATACGATTCACTTGAAATTCAGTGTATGTGACTGATGAATCTTGCATTGGTGTAAGTTGTTTAATTCCTTCGTAAATATCTTTTAGATTCTTTTTAACCTCACCATTGTCCGATGATATGTCGTTTGGATCAATGATATCTTTGATTCTGTCCATTGCAATGTCTGTTCTTGCTGCAATAACTTCAAACCATTCACCACTTACTTCATCCATTTCATAGTCACGTGTGCAACCGCTAAACACATACACCTTGTCATTGTATGCTAATGATTGGAATGGATAGTAATCACCAACAATTGTACTCATTATTTTTTCAACTGGCTTTGTTTGTAATGACATTGCTTCCATTACACGTGCATATGATAATGGTGGGTATGTGTCAAAATCACAATCCCATTGTGTTGATTCAACTAAACTAAACGATTGTGCATTATCATAATTTTCATCAATCTGAATCTTTGCAATGGTTGTTGTTCCAATTTCAGAATCAACAATGATTAATGGATCAAGTTCAACTTCTTTGGTATAGAAACCGCTTGGATTCTCTACTTCCAAAGTCATTGTGTTTTCATCATCACTTAATTCTTGAGGAAATAAAACTTCGATTCTGTCAATATAAAAGGCATTTGAAAAACCACTTGTTCCGTTTGCCATTGTTCTAAATTCATCCTTTCCATCATACGTTGTTGTGATTTGAAAAATCATGTCATTAGCTTCAAAGTCTATTGTTGGAGCATCAAAGTAGACATAAGTTGAATTACTTGAGTTTTTGACTATTTTAGTCCATTTTCGATTTGTTGAAACAGAATCCTCATACCATTCAGCTTCAAGTTGTGGTGCTGGTCCTATTCCTTTAATGTAACGATTCCCACTTTTTAATTCAATATCAATAATACATGAAAAGTTTGATGTGTGATTTGCATATTGACCAGTTGCAGTTCTTACCCTCATTGCAACCCTTATATGACCAACACCTTCACTTTTTATTGTTCCAATATTAATGCTTCTTGTTTCAATTGATGCTTTTCTACTTGATAATGTTATGCCCTCAATTCCAAGTTTGCCTTCAATGTGTTGCTTTGCTTCGATTCGTGTTCGATATGCCCCAGCAAAATATCCAAATGTTCCACCTGCTAAAATTCTTAAATCTTTACCTCCTGAATTACCAACTGACTTTTGATGTGTATATGAACTATGTGTATATGTACCATCTTTTAAATACTGTCTGTATTCGATAACACTATCACCAAAATTTCTTACTTGTTGAATCCAATAAACACCATCTGCATGATATATCCTACAACTAAACAAATCCATTAATCCTTTCAGTGCATCATAATATGATATGTATTGTGTTGGATTTTTGTTTGTGTCACCAATAAATAAATTGTCAGGAATATATGTATAATCAAGTGGTGAATCATCCGTTGATGTTGTTGCTGCAAGAACCCTCGATTTATATTCAATTGATTCACGAATGTAGGCATCTGATGATGACCAAAATTGTTTGAGTCCAAGTATGTCAAGAATCTCAAATATGTTGCTTTGTATTTTATTGACTGATAATGTTGTTTGTGTGTACTCGTATTTTTTAAGTGCATCAAATCCATCAATGGCTTTGAATGTATATGGTCTTGGTTTATCTATGTTTGACCATTGCACAAGGTCCATTACAATAATACCAGCCCAATCTAATTCCCAATCCGTTGTGTATCTATAAACTAATAATTTTAGTTTGTTATCTTGTGTGATTTGGTATTGTTCAAAGAACCTATCAAAATAACGATCATTGTTTGCATATGTGACTGATGTGCTTGATGACTTTATTGATCCAAGTATTTCATCGCCTTCACCTTTCCATTCTGTTTTTAAATCAATTAAATCAGGGGTAAATGTTGGTTTGTATTGGTCTGTTGTGGTTGTGGATGAAGGACCGCCAATATGAGTAAATGTTGCAGAATATGCAACACTGGTTGTGATTTGTGTTGTGATTCCGTTTGAAGAAATACCAGTCACACTGACCGCTTGTGTTGATGATGATGTGTGAAGAAATAAATTTTTTCCAGTTTGTAAATAATCACGCCAATCTTTATTGATGTAAAATGTGTTTCCAGTTCCACCAATTATTGCAACCTTTGGTAAACCAACATAATCATCACCAAACAATTCAACCTTATATCGTGTGTTATTGTCTGACCTTAATTCACTACTAAATATTACACCACTCATTTATTATCTTGTAAATCCTTTTTCTCTATTTTGAACCAATATTAAATCACGACCTGATATTTTTGTTTCCAATGCAATTGGTTGCGTATTCATTCCACCCATTCCGCCACCAGCCATTGATGGTGATGGTGCAGTTCCGCTACCTTCCATTTGAATACCTTTTTTACTTAAATTTGTTAATGCTGCACCAGCTGCAACCAATGCAATACCACCAGCAATTGCAAGTGCTGGATTCATTGACTTGATTGATGCATCAACCATTGCTTCAGCAATACCAATTGCAATCATTGCTTCACCAAATTGTTGCATAAATCCACCGATTGAATTTAACAACCCACGCCCAAAATCTTGCATTGTCATATCGCCACCACTCATCACATTACCTAAAAAGTTTCCAAATGAAACAAGCCCTTCGGTTGCAAGTGACTTCAAACCATTACTTAATGCTTCGCCAGCATTTTTTCCTATTTTTTCAGCAGTTGTGACAATACCTAATTCTTGATTTGATAATGGTTCAATTTTTATTTGTATTGGTTCAATTGCTTTGTTTGCCATTTCACTAATTTGTGAAGTGACATTTTCAATCCCTTTTTGTGATGGTGCTTGTATTGCAATTGCAGTTGATTTTGTTTTTACACCACCAGTTTTTGCACCAGTTTCTTCTTCATCAACGCCTTTCATTGTAAACGCTGAAACTTGTTCTTTGACTTTCTTTAATGTTTCACCAAATGACTTAATTTCTTTTTTTGCTTCACGTGGTTTAAGTTTAAACTTATCAAAGAACGCATCAACACCAAGATCAACACCAAACAAACCAGCAAATTTTGATAAACCAATCGCAATACCTTTTATTGAATCAATAACTGAATTTGCAATTCTTACCCATAAATTATAAAAGAAGTCTGCAAACGCTTCAAAATTATCCCTTACATATAAAATAACCGCAACCAAAGCACCAATTGCAACAATGATTCCAGTTATTATCAAAACAATTGGATTCGCTGCTAAAAATGCTAAAGCAGTTGTCAAACCACCAACCGCCAAAATCAATGGACCAATGACCGCCAATAAAGCACCAACAACAACAATCACCTTTTTAATATTTGGATTGATGTTTGCAAACATTAAAGCTAATCCACCCAAGAAATCTGCAACCTTTCCAATTGCTGGAGCCATAACCTCACCAAATTCAATTGCGAGTCCTTCGGTTGCTGATTTTAAACGCATCATTGAACCCTCAAGAGTTTGGTCCATAATTGCTGCCATTGCTTGTGCAGAACCTTCAGAATTTAATAACTCACTATTTAACCCAGCAACCGCATCTTGATTTCTTGCAAGAATAGATGCAACCGCTGCACCACGCTTTCCAAACAATTCCATTGCAGTTGCGTTGGCATTGGTTGAATTATTTATTTGTGCCATTGCATCATCAAATGACATTCCCTTTTTTGCAAGTTCTAAAAAGATGTTTCTTAATGCAGTTCCTGATGTTGATGCTTCAACACCATTGTTTGCAAGTACACCAAGCATTGATGTTGTTTCTTGCAATGTAACACCAGCATTTCGTGCAACTGGAGCAACTGAACTCATTGCAACTTGGAATTTGTTTAGATCAAGTGCAGATGATGAAAACGACTTTGCCATTACATCAGTGACCATTGTCATTTCAGTTGCATCTAACCCAAATCCACGCAATGTTGCACCAGCTACTTCAGCCGATTGTGCTAAATCTTCGCCAGTTGCAAGTGCAAGGTTTAATGTTGCACCAGTTATTTTTTGAATTTCATCAGCACTAAAACCAAGTTTTGAATAATTCAACATTAAATCACTGACTTGTGTTGCACTGAATCGTGTTGAAATTCCTAAATCTTTTGCAAGATTTGTCAAATTTTGAAAATCTTTTCCAACCGCACCACTAATGGCTTGAACTTTTGCCATTGATTGTTCGAACGATGCAAACGTTTTAACCGCAAGACCACCCATTATTGCCAATGGTGCAGACAATGACATTGACATTGAACGCCCAATTGACTGCATTTTTTTACCTGAAGAACGCAGTTGTCTTGCTAAATTTTGACTTGATGTGCTAAATGCTTTTAAGTCAAATCCAGCACGTATGTTTATAGTCTTTTTTGCCATTTTAATTGAACCAGTTTGGTTTTAGTTTTTTAAGTTGTTCAATTTCTGCTTTTGTGTATGGATTTGATTTTGTTCCCTTTTTACCGCTTTGTTCTTCCCATTCAAACTTCATCAAATCTTGTGGTCGTTTCATTGTTTTTTGTCCTTGTGATTTTAACGTTACATATGAAATCAATCTTGCAGTTTCCCACAATGATCTTGAATTTATATTTTCATTCAAACGATTTCCAACGTACGCATCCCACACATCTACCATTGAATAACTTTCCAAACACAAAGGAGTTTGTTTTAACGTACCCAACACAAACCCCCTTATGAAATTTTTCAATGGCAATTTTACTTTTTTGCTTCAACCTTTAAATTACCCAATGCACTTAAATCATTTTGCATTGCTTCAGTGAATACACTAATCAAACCCATGTCATCATCAATTGCATCGATAATAAAATCTTTTGTGACCTTTTCACCTGATGCCTTCATTCCAGCATAAGCAATTTCAACAATCATGTTCATTGTGACATTTTCGCCCATTTCTGAAATTGATGAACCAGTTTCTTTTTCATACATTAACAATGCTTTGAAACCGAATTTGAATTTGTACTCCTTGTTTTTAATTTTTATCATGCTACAAATATAAAAAAAGGGAATGAAGTTTCCCCCATCCCCCATTTATCACAATATAACAAAAATCAATTTCTTACACAGTTGCTTGTGTTATTGCACCAGTTCCTTCAAAAGATACTGAAAATGTGCTTGATTCCTCAAGACCATCAGTTCTTTCAAGTGAAGTGATATAACACGAACCACTATATTCTTTGTCACCAGTCACATCAGTTGTCCAAGTTACAGTCACCAAAGTTCTTCCAGTAAACACAGTGTACAAATCCTCATATCCATATGTTGCATCTTCAGCAAAAAACCCTTCAGCCGAACCGCTGAATGATTTTTGACCTTCTAATGCTTCTTTCCAACCATTTGAGTCTTTTGTTGATGCATCTCTTGTTGACATATCAAATGTCAATGAGTTTGATGTTAAGTGTGCGACTGTTGTTCCAGCCACTTGTATTTTTGCTAAAGTTCCATTCAGGATTCCAGTACTTGCCATTTTTTTATTTTCTTAAATTTTATACAATATTACTTATCAGATTTTTTCTTCTTTGTAACTTTTTTAACTTTTGGCTTTTCTTCATTGTCCATTGCCACTTCAACAATGTGTTCAACTTGTTCTTCAAAAGTAAAACCATCAAGTGCTTTTGCTACTTTTAATTCAATTAATTCCTTACCTAATTTATTAGATACACGCAATTGTGATCCTTCAGGCAATGTTTTTGCGTGGATTGCATAATCCTTTGTTAATTCTATTCTCATAATTTTAATTTTTTTGCTTTTCTTTTTATATACTTTTCAAGTTTATCACTTGCTTGAGTGTATATCTTATCACTCGTTTCAGAATAAGTT